ATAGAATTAGAGTCTTTTAATCCTACAAAAACAAAAGAACTTTCTAATTATTTTACAAAAAATTTTACAAAAAAGTGATTAAACTAATTACAAAAAGTATAAAATAAATATATATTTTTTGTAAAACAAACTAAGTTATGATTAAATATCCAATGAAATGGTATTGCTAGCCGATTTCTTACGACGACCGCTACGTTTTGGCATATTGCCTTCTGATTGCATTTCTTTTAAGTCACTAATACTGATAGTACTGCTATCATTCGCTGATGCTTGTTGTGTAGGTTCCTGAATATTAATAGTTTTTGTTTTTAACCCAGATAGAATATCAGTAATATCACTAGGACCCTTCATTTCAGGTCTCCCTGTAGCTCTTTTACTTGTTCTATCCTGCACATCTGGACGCTCAAAATTCTCTCGTAAACTGATTCCATCATCTACGAAATTACTCTTGCTAAAATTTAAATCAGGTCTAGAATAACTATTATTGCCGGAACGTCCAACTGGAGGAGGAGGAGCATTAGGTCCTTGAGTTGACATGGGTGGAGGTGGACCACGTCCAGAAGAAGGTTGAGGCTCAGGGTTCATAAAGTTACCCATGAAACCTCCAAAACCAGGACTGCTCTGTGACATGGAATTAACCGCAGCATTTTGGAAAGAACGCATGAGGTCAGGATTTTGTCGCAATATGTCGTCCATGCCAGGCATTGCGCTTTTAAACATAGTATTGCTCATGTGAACCATCATAGCACTTCCACCGAGCTGGAAAAGTAGTTTCAACTCAGGCGCCATGGATGCCTTGCTCTTGTATTTTTCATGTAGTTCGCCAAAAATTTCATCATAATCTCCTATGTTTTCCTCAAACTGGGCACTCCATCCGTCCAATTGAATATCAAAAGGGTCAAACCTTCCATTTAAAAACTCAATACCATTAATGACTGCCATCATCATATTGCCTTGGAATTTAACTGAATTTTGTTTAGACTTTTCTTCCATAATGGTCTCATATTCACCTTGCATCTCTTGTAAAGAAGATTCCATATTGTATTTCTTTGATAATTCAACACCCTTCTTTTCAAGAGCCTCTAACTTTCTTAAATATTTGAATTTCTCTCGGAGTAGTTCTTCTTTTGACATTTTATGCTCAAATGGAACCGATGCATCGGGATCAATAGGAATATTATTGAATTTACCATAACCATCCCATGTCTTACTATCATTGTCTGTTTGAGAAGTAGATTGTCCAATACTGGGTTCATTATCGCTAAATTTTACGGATTGTTTTTCATCAAAAAAACTACTAGGAGATGAAAATAAATCAGATTTAGGTTTAAAACTATTGGTTGGTATTTCTTCTACTAAATTGTTTAATTCATTTTCTAAATTATTCAAATCTTCCAATTCAATTTCACTGGTTGGTTTATTTCCATCCTTAACTTTGTCATTCATTAGTAATTCAAGACCACCGCCAAAATTAGAAGAACCTCCAAATCCACTGCCGTTAAGCTCTAAATCAGTAATTTCCATAATGTCGTCCATTATATCTATTCATTAACTAGAATAGATAATTTTAAGTCCTACGAATTGTTAAATATATTATTAGTCAACCTTTTAAAAAGGTGGAGCCAAAATCTATCAAATTGCTTTAAACCAAGTTTTTGCTCCACTTTTTTCAAAAAGTAGATTTTTTCAAAAAGTAGATACCTTGCAAAAATGAATCCGCTAAATCATCTTTTTTTTTATGTTTATTAAAATAGTCAACATGTTCACTGAATCTGAAATCATTTGTAATTGTCTCTAAACATTTTGCAATACCCAGTTTTTTTCTGTCGCTATATGTAGTTTTTTCATTTTGTGTAAAATCTTTCAATTTATTGGAAGCAGATATGAATTCAATATGTTCTACTTGCAGACCAGACATGACAAAATATTGCACAAGCATACCTTGTATAGTTTTCATTCTAGTAGCAATAGGACTGATTTGATTTTCAATAATGATATACTCTATTTTTCCCTCGTTTTGAAATAATTTATTAAAATGTGTCTTAATATTTAACCCAATACTAAATAGATTTACATCTGCAGCACGTGTAGTTTCAATAATTTCGAAATAATAGCCTTTAATATATTCGTTGATTAATTTTGCTAAATCCGCTTTTTTAACTTTTGGTTCATATATAATTTTGTGAGCATCTGCAATCTCATAAAGTTTTTGAATTTTCTGTTTATTAATGAAAGTATGTTTTTGTTCAGAGCTGGGTATTTGTAAAGTTTGTTTTTTGGAATGTTTTAAACAATAGCATGAATCATCTTTTTTAAATTTTGCAGGTTTTTCACATAGTTTGCAAGTGTGAGATACTTCTTCAGATATGTTAATAGTATCCCATTTTGTTACTATAAAATAGTCAGAATCAGATTTCTTTTCAAATAAACAAAATGCTAAATTTTTAATACCGACGTCAATGGACAAAACTTTCATATAATAATAAAGTATATTAACTTATTATTATATTGTTTTACTATGTGATTTTATTTTGGTATACTAGAATCTTTAACATGAGCAGACACAAGACGTGAATTTAATTGCTCGCTTGATAAATAAGGGTTTTTAAGGTCGGAATTACAATAACCATATCCAGGTCTGCTAGTATCAAATGTATTCTTAAATGTGTACGGAACATTGTCAGAAGGTGTTCTATCAGACTGCACATGAGGGTCGAGACCTAAATCGTAGCAAGCTTCTTTTGAATTATAGTTCATGATTTGATTCCCGTTCTTTTGTAAGTATTGACGATATTGCCAATTACTTTTAATTCCTTCTTGTATTTGAATTCTCTCATTAACAACTGCATCAGGTTGCCATGATGCGTAATTTCGACCATCGCTCATTAACGGAGGAAAATTGAAATCAATATTATTAGACCCAGCATAACAGGTTGACCAGCTCATTTATATACTTAGAAGATAAAATCTTTATTCAATTCCAAGCAATTTCAACAATTCTGGTTTCTTTAATTTGGAAGAATCCGTGACTAAACCCTTCTCCATAACAAGAGTTTTCAACTTTTGTAGAGTGAACTTCTTATAGTCAATTGTTTCTTCACTTTCATTCTCGTCTAAATGAATGTTGATTGTTTTCAAATTAGGTTTTTCATTTAAATGAATATCTTCTTCTAAATGTGTATCTTCTTCTAAATGTGTATCTTCTTCGAATTTAATATCTTCTTCTATCAACTCTTCTATTTCTAGAGGTGAAGTTTTAACGACTCCTTCAAATTTAATACTTTCATTGACATCGAAATTTAATTCATTATTAATTTGTAATACCTTAACATTATCATCAGATTCTTCTTCTTCTTCATCAGATTCATCATCATCGTCATCAGTTTCTTCTTCAGATTCATCAGATTCATCATCATCGTCATCAGATTCATCATCTGATACCTCAATCAATTGACTATCATCATTCATAGAAAAAGGTCTAATATTTTCTTCTAAAGTTGGTCCATTACCTCCAGTAAAACCTTGATTTACCATATGTCCTACTGCAAACTTCATTTGGTTCATGTCTTCTGCTAAAGTAGAAACAATACTAAACATGGACGAAATTTTATGGTTTTGTTCTCTTGACTTGCTTTCAAAATAAACAACTAGAACAGCAACTACAAGAACCATGATTCCTAAATACATTAAAAAAGATGGGCTAAATAAATCTATCAAAGACATTTATATTACAAAGAGAGTATATAAATTAATTAGTGAATTAACGAATAAATTTATATTATAAAATATTAGATTCTGATTTTTAATTAGATTCTAACAAAGTTCTATCAATAATTTCCTTTGGATAATTTAAATTGGTTAAAACGTTAATCCCACCTTTAACTTCTGAAATACCAGGTGCAATCTTATATGTATAAATGATACGTTTACTATCTTTATCTATTTCAGTAATCATTTTGCAGTTTTCTATTGTTTTTACTTCGTCTAATTTTCTGCAAACTTTTACAAAATGTGTTGTAAGTAAACTAGTCACTGCCTTATATTTTTGCAGATAAAGCATAAAAGAAGTCGCGCTAGTTTCCGCTTCTTCTGGATTTGTTCCTGAGTATAGTTCATCAAATACACAAAAATGTGTTTCTTTTGGGTTATCATTAATGCAGTCTAAAATTTCCTTGCAACGTCTTGCTTCTGCTTGGAATAAACTATCGCGTCCAGAAGTGTCAGGTATATTTAAATAACAATGTATGTGATTGAATGGTGACAATTTAGCAGAATCATAGAAGCCACAACCAAATTGTTGAGTAAATATAATATTTATTAAAGTGGATTTGAGAATTGTTGTTTTTCCTGCTGCATTAGGTCCTGTAATAATTAAGTTTTTCTTTAATTTTATAGTATTTTTTACAGGTTTAGATTTATTTTTACTTAAACATGCATAATAGCTATTTTTAAAAGTATTTTTCTTAGAACCTGATTTGGAAAATGTAGCAAAATTGATTTTTCTCTCTATAATGTTTTGTTTCAACCCTTCAATACAATCAATATAGCCATTAAATCCGAGAGAATATAGTATTGCTTCATTATATGTTACATCAGTATGTAACTCGTAAAAGCACTTGAATATATTTCCAATTTCTTTAATTTTGCATGTATTAAATAAGTTATATTCAGAAATACTAGATAGTTGACTTTTAATATTTTTTAGTATTTCCATTTTGTTCCTTACATTTGAATTAAATTCGCTGTATGTTTCTAGTTCTTTTGAAAAACTTAAAAAATTTTCCATGGATAAAATTGTTTTGTTTAAATAATTGCAAATATTTGCAAAATGACCATGTATTTTTTGCATATTACTATGAAATTTAATACATACCATTATATTTTGATAAATAGAGAACAAATAAAATCCAGCTGATATAAAAATATAAATTTTTTCTTGTGCACTAATTTCACAAAAATCTGTTGTAAAAATCTTACCAATTGCATTTGTTTTAGCAATAATCTTTAACACTTCAGTATAATCATGAAAACTTAAAGGAATTCCACGTATTTTTAAAACAAAAAATGGAATGATTAGAAGAAATATAGGCATCATAAGAGAAAATATAGGTGAAAACAAGTTATAGACGCTAATGAACTGCAAAAAAATTTCGGATTTATTAAGAAATTCAAGCATTTCCCAATCAACATAATAATATTTCTCTCTAAAGCCAGTATCTAGTTTTATTTCATTCCATATGTCAATAATGTTTGTATAATTTGGTACATCTGTACTATATTTATTTGGAAGTACAACATATTCCTTAATAAGTTTTTGATTATCTTTTAAATAAGAAACATCTGTTGTATAATATTTAACAATTTGTTCAGCTACTTTTTTTGACACATCGTTATCTGTATTTAAATAAAATGAATAAATCGGATTACTAGATGGATCTATAGTCTTTACCAATTCTAAATCAGTTGCGATATTTTCTTTTAGTTCTATTTTATCTTTATTGTATACGATTGGTGGTTTAAAATGGTCATTTACTTGTTCAATAACGCTAATAATCTTATTATTATTTTTTAAATCTTCATCTTCATCTTTATCTCTACTAAAGAAATTCATTATATGTATTAGGAGAAATATAATGAATTTATTTTACGTATTTTATTTGTAAACAACTTAAACAACTTAAACAACTGAAGCTAAAAAACCAAGATCGGCAGGTAATTCATTAACCTGTGTTGAATAATGTTGCTCAATTTCTTTTAACTTTATAACATCACGACGTGTAATAAAATTTATTCCTACACCTTTTCTACCCCATCTACCACTGCGTCCTATTCTATGTAAATAAGTATGAACATCTTTGGTTAAATCAAAATTGATAACAACACTCACTTGCTGAATATCAATACCACGTGCAGTAACATTTGATGAAATGAGAACACGTGATTTTCCGCATCTAAAATCATTAAAAGCGCCCTCTCTTTCTGGTCTATCCATATTGCTATGAATGCGACACACAGGGAATTCATCTTCCATCATTGCCTCATATAGATCTTGTACACGCTTAATACTATTGCAATAAATAATACATTGTGATAGAGACAAGAATGAAAATAAATTTTTTAGTGTCGCATATTTTTGTCGGTCATCATCAACTGCAACATAAAATTGACGAATACCTTCAAGTGTGAGCATTTCACGTTTTACACTAATTCTAACAGGGTCTCTCATTATTTTTGAAATAATCGTATTAATGCCATCTGGCATGGTTGCACTAAAAAGTGCAACTTGTATTTCAGTACCAAAATATTGAAAAATATTATAGACTTGTTCTTTAAATCCGGTAGATAACATTTCATCTGCTTCGTCAAGAATGACAAGCTTGATTTTCTTAGATGAAATTTTATCAC